TGAGCTACCGCGACTAAGGAAGGTTCTCCCCCTAGCTTGACGGAATACTTGGATCGCGTACTGTCGCAACTATACCATACGAGCTGTCGTCTATCTTACCACAATGCTTGGCATAGTCTTTATGCAGTTGGTTGAGTGTGTTGTATGGGCCAATGGCGATAGCTACCTTGATAGACGGATGTACCACGACAGCCATGTAGGCTGTACGGGCAGCAGTAATCTGCTCTACTAACTCCCACACCTTAACAGCCATATCCTCGCTGCTATCTGCGTCTGTTTCCAGTAGCGCAGCCATCTTTTTAATCTCACTTGGCTTAGCTTTCATATCAGGTTAGCCCAGCTGCTGTTGTTTCGCCCGTGGTTGTCATCCAGCATTGGCTTGCCACATTCGGGGCAATCCCAGCTATTCCACTCTTCGCCCACCCACACCATTACGTCCTTAAACTCTTTCTCGCACCATGTGCAGAAAACATCCAGCTCTGTTTGATAATGAGAATCGCTCATGCCAAATCCTTCTTTCTTTCGTCCTCAATCTGTTGTCTAAGAATACTCTCAAACTCCTGCATAAGTTGCCAATACTCTGAGTAAGTTTCGCGTCCGTGCATAATCTCTAGCACTATAGCTTGCTTTTCTGCTTCCCAATGTGGCTCAATAAATTGTTCGGTATTCATGCCAACCCCTTTGCGTATCGGTTGAGGCAATAGCTGCACTCGCTGACTAAATACTCATTGTTCTCAATGGTTTTTTTCCAGACTTTACATGGAAATAATTTACAAACAAGTTTCATTACCAACCCCCTAGACAGTCGTTTGAGTGTGTATGTATGGAGTATTGCAATAGGTATGCGCCCTTGGTTGGTGCGAATAGTTCAGTGCCACACGCACCGCATGATCCGTACCACTCCTGCGCCATAAAATCGTATGTCATTATCGTGCCTTTCTACGAATACGTTTGCGTTCTGCTTCGGTAGTTCCACCCCACCAACCAAGCTGGCTATACTTTACAGCATAGTCCAGACACTCTATCTTCACGGGGCAAGCAGCGCAGATACGAGTCAGGTTCTTAGTGTCCCGATCGTCGCCTTGGCCTTCGCCGCTGGTAAAGAATAGGTCAGTATCTATGCCAACGCAATTAGCTTGGTCTTTCCATAGCTCATCCGCTGGGTCGATGGCAGGATAATATAGCTCATCCATCAGTACCACCCCTTGCGTATCTCATGGCGTAGCGCGAGACATGAATCGTTATTCCAGTGCAGCTTGATATACAACAAGCCCCAACGAATCTGGGTCTGGTAGTTCACCTTGTAATCGCTGCCCATCTGCGCCATCTTCTCTGCTGGTAGCGCTTGCGCAATGCCGATAGCTCTGCCCTGGGTTGTCTTGTCACCGACAGCGTTCACGCGCCAATTACTTTCCATGGTCCATAGACGATTTAGGCAGGCCCACTGCTTAGCGGTTCCACCCTGTCGCTTGTAAAGGGTCTTAGCGTAGCTCTTAGGGCTTGCTATACGCTCTGCCACGGGCTTGACGGAAAAACTAATCCAGCTCATAACGACAAGGACAATAAGGGGAGAAATGCAGAGAAACTTTCTGCGGGTGCATACCCTGGCGTTGGTGCGGGGAGTGGTGGACATACTAAGCCTTTCTGTTCTGCGAATTTGCGTAGCTTTGATTGCCAGATAAAACCAAGATCCATGGTCTTTTCATATGGCGCTACGGTGTGGCGTTCATAGGGGAAAGTTCCGCCCCATATGCCATGCTCATCGCGGTTATCTATGGCTGCCTGAAGGCAGGTCTGTTGGATAGGGCACGTGTTACAGATAGCTAATGCCAGGATAGTTGTGTCAATAATGTCCTGCGACTTTGGCTTTGGCTTTTCTCCCACGTTCACGCGGATAGCCTCTGGGAACCATATATCGCCGTCCATATCCCGACATGCTGCGGGTAGGTCGTAGTTAAATATCACTCGTCGCTCTCCCGCGACGATAGGGCAAACTCCAGGGCAACGCCTGCGAGTGTAGCTACAAAGGCCAGAATAACGACAATCATTTGTCGCTCATTTGCTTTACGGCGCGGATAATGATCTGAATCTCCGCTGAATCACGTTCTAATAGATTTACAATGTCCAAGCGGTCTGCCAAAACGCCTAACACCTCGGCAATGGCTAGGTTCCAACCTTCAGTAAAACCTTCCGAGTGTGCATGCGTGTATTCGTTCGCCTTTTTGGCTTGTTCGATTAATTGATCCGACATGATATAACCTTTCTGTCGCTGAGCTACGGCGATATGCCGTTGCCAATACGCCTCGGTCGGCGTACATGGATGAGATTATGAAATAACCCCCGACATGTCAAGCACGCCGAGGGTTATTTATTGCGGGTTACTTGTCCTGACAATGGCACCGATCCTTCAGTGGTCGCAGACAGTCTCCGCACAGTGGCTCGGTCATGCGCTCACCTGCTCGGCATAAGCTAGCGCGGTCAGTACCTGCACGGCGCTCTCGTGGAAGTGTTGCTCGGCCAAATAACCCTCGCGGTCGTAGAGGCTAGCCTCGCTCTTGTGCCAGCGTATAAGGTCGGATAGGGTCACGATAACACCCCCGTCTTCTCCACCGAGACAGACTCATACAGTGGAATAGTTAGCCCGTTATGATCGGCTACGGTAAGCGCCCAATCGATAATCGGCACGTCTCCTATCTCGTTGTCGTGTTCGTGGTAGCACAAGATATTAATAACCCACTGGCTACCATAAAATTTCACTTCATATTCGTACTCGGTCATAGTTCAGCCTCTTTTCGTGAGATAAGGGTAAATTGTCCCCCGCATGAGCAGGCGATAATCGGCGCTCGCGTGGTGATATGGGTCGCGAGTGAGTCGCAATCGGGGCACACCATTTCATAGGAGATAAACGGCGCAAGGTCGCAGGCGTGGCTAGTGGATCGATCGTACTGTCCGCACGCCCCGCACAAGTTCGCGACGGCGTGAAGAGAACAATAAATATCCCCGTCATCTTCTGTAAAGTAGTCGCGATCCGAATCTGACCAATCACATTCGGCGCATATATAGAGCGCGTTCACTCTTCAGCCTCGCAACATGACGGCGTATTGTATCCCCCGCACGATAGGCACGGGTCATCGAGTGCGGTAACGTCCCAATCTTCCCAATTATATTTAGCGCCTACGGGGGCAAGGTAGGAGACTAAATCAACCCCGCATAGGCACTTGCCTATTTTCGCGTGAGGGTAAGTTTCTACCCCGCCGTAGGGTGCGTGTGTGTGTTCGCTCATGCTTCCGCCCCTTCCAGCTCGCTAGCCTTGCTGTAGGCATAGGCTAAAATTCGATAGGCTAGACCTTGCATAGCTACGAATAAATAGTGAGAGTTAAGATCGGTCAAGGTCGGATTAACCTCGCCACCGAAAAATTCTTGCACCTCATCATCTAATTCAGGACGTGCCCATAGCGCGAGCGCCTGCACGCGCTTATTTATGGTGCTGTAGTAGTCTTCAACCTCGCTGTCGGCGAGATGAATAGAAGGATCGGTGACCGTGTCCTCGGTGTAGTCGTCCTCATCATTTAGCCAATCTTTAGCGCGCCATGCCATGTCGGCAATCTCGCCCACCCAATCCTTGCCCGCTACGTGGTCGGGCATTTCATCCCATAGCTCACCGAGTGAACCGTTAGTGAGATTTTCTTCTGTAATAGTGTCTAGTACTTTCTTAATCTCTTTACCTTGCATTTTTTCCTCTTTCTAGTCGTGAGAGTGCTTGATCTAAGACTCTCGCACCTTCCACGGCGCGAACCGTGGAAAGTACGTCAGCATTAGCCTAAAAATGCCTTGCCGTGCATGAGTACAGTAATCGCGATAGCGGGGGATAGGTAGAAGGCTATCCGAACCACTAGGCGGACATGATAATAGACGGGTGGGTGTTGTCGCTTCATGCGCTCACCTTAGCCTTTAACGATCCGCGACGTACGCGGGAGATTCGATACTGTCCGCCTTGCCAGACGGTCATGGTGACGGCGTAATCTTCCGCCTCTTGCTTAGAGTTAAACTCATATGGCATAACGCCCCGTCCGCGAATTTCGACGATATACACCACGATTAAGCTACCTCTCCACGATAGACAAGCTCGCCACGGTTGATAGCGTGGAATGTATCGTAATCGCCGTGTAGGCGTGTGCCATTCTTAAACTGAATGGTGCATAGGCGGATCTTTCCGCTATAGCTTGTGCTTATTGAGCTAATCTTGCTCATATCCAATTTAACGGGATTTTTCACCACTTTATAGTCTCCTTCTAGTCTGTCGGCTTGTGCCGATAGCCGAATTATGCGCCTACCGTGTAGGCGTGTCAAGCCACCTTCACGCATATTTTGATAACAATTTGGTAACGAAACTCTCCCATTTTGCCAGATCCTCGGGGGTTGTCGGGGGCTATCTTGTGTCTGATTATCCCGTGGGTTGTGTGCAGGTTGTGTAGGGACAGTCATCCCACCAGCCCCGAAGCGCCCCCAATCAACTACCAATCGCCAGCCAATAGCCTTTATATACACAAGATAAGCCACCAATCGCGCACAATCCGAGCGCCTCAATCCTCGGTCTAAGTCTAAACTTACGGTGTAAATGTAGACAAAAACGCCCGCAAAGTCTAACTATCGACTCGGGGGATTTTAACAGTGAGTGTGACTATGTATTACTATCAACCAAACAATTTTTTCTAAATATAGGATCTGCGGGCCAATGTGACAAAAATCTTTTTTCTGAAAGTAGTATAAAATACTGACTTTAGATATTGTGATGTAATTCACAGAAATAAAAGCGGGACAAAACAAGTTTTTTGACCCTTAATATATATAGAGGGTTTTGTAAGCATGGAAAAAACCCGACAGCTAAAACGGGGGCTACGCCCCCTTAAATAAACCTATGGTAACCAAGCGGAGCTTGGGTATGTATAGATCATATATATGACCATAGGTATATCGTTTTCCACAGGCAGGGCTGCGCCCAGCCCCCTAAGTTATTTCCATAGGGATTACCATAGGGTCGGCATAGCCGCCCCGTCAGGTTACCAACCGTAGGTTGATGACCCATAGGCCGCGCGCTAGTCGCGGCGGGATATTTAGGGTAGGTGAGATGTATGGCTAAGCCATCGGCGAATAAGTACAAGATCGCGCCAGACTCAACTATCTCGGCCAGCCAGGCCAAGCAGGTCATCGTTGAGATGATTACCAAGGGCTACAGCATCGCAGATGCTGTTAAGGCTACAGGTAAGTCCATCAAGTCCTATGAGTACTACCGCGCCTCAGACGCGCAATTCAAAGAGGCGGTTGACCTAGCTCGCGCCGTCCAGCGCCGAGACGGCGTGATTAGCGACGAAGACGCGTCCATCAGCTTTGAGGACTTTCGGGCCAAGTACCTCAACTCCAAGACCTTTGACCACCAGCGCAACATTATCTCAATGTTGGAAGAAGGCAAGCCTGCGTGGGTTCACCCCAGCATGACCTATGAAGAGGGCTTTCCCAACTACGTCCTGGTGAACATGCCCCCTGAGCATGCCAAGTCGATGACTGTCTCTATCGACTACATCACCTACCGTATCTGTATAGATCCGAACATCCGTATCAAGATTGTTTCCAAGACCTTGACAATGGCTAAGGACTTTCTCTACGCTGTCAAGCAGCGCCTGACTCAACCAGCCTACGCTGAGTTGCAGCGTCGTTATGCTCCTGCCGATGGTTACAAAGAAGCGGCAGATAAGTGGACGCAGGATGCGATTTACCTAGAGCGCGACTCGGGTGAAAAAGACCCTACGCTACAAGCGCTGGGCATCGGCGGACAGATTTACGGTGCGCGTGCTGACTTGATTGTTCTGGACGACTGCGTGACCTTGGCTAACGCCAACGAATACGAAAAGCAGATTCGCTGGATACAACAGGAAGTTTTAACCCGTGTCGGTCCCACAGGCAAGATTCTTGTCGTGGGTACTCGCGTCGATCCGATTGACCTATATCGCGAGATGCGTAACCCTGACCGTTATCCAGATGGCACATCGCCATGGACATACTTGGCTATGCCAGCGGTTCTTGAATTTGCCGATGACCCAAAGGATTGGGTTACCCTATGGCCACGAAGCGACAAGCCGTGGTTAGGCGACGATGCGAATATCGGGCCAGACGGTTTGTATCCGCGCTGGGATGGACATAACCTACGCAAGCGTCGCGGTGTTCTTGACCCAAAGACATGGGCCATGGTCTACCAGCAGCAAGACGTGGAAAGCGAAGCAGTCTTTTCGGCTGAGTGTGTTCGCGGTTCCGTATCGGGCATGCGAGCCATTGGGCCTTTGCTACCAGGTGCGCCTGGTCACCCGCAACATTTAGGCAGCAGCTACACCATCTGCTCTATGGACCCAGCTATGTCGGGAGATACATTCTCCATCGCCTACTCAGGCGACAAGACGACAGGCAAGCGGTACATCCTAGAAGCATCACGCATGCCAGCTCCTACGCCCCAGCGTATTCGCGAGTTGATCTTTGAATGGACGGACAAGTATCGTCCATCGGTCTGGGTGATTGAGAAGAACGCATTTCAGTTGTTCCTCACCATGGACGAAGAGATTAACCGCTTCCTTGCTTCACGCGGAATACGCCTCGTTCAGCACTATACAGGTGCGAACAAGATGGACGCTGAGTTTGGTGTTGCCTCAATGGCACCACTGTTCGGCACCATGGACAAGCTTGGTGCGCACATAAAGAACAACCTTATAGATTTGCCACGGTCCGACAATGAAGGCATTAAGTCGCTCATAGAGCAGCTCATCACGTGGGCACCTGGCACTAAAAATAAGCAAGACGGCTGCATGGCCCTCTGGTTCGCGGAAACGCAGATGCGTGACTACATCAACCAGGCGGGTGCTTACGGCCACTCCTTTGTGAAAAATCCTTTTGCTACCAGATGGCAGAATGAAAATCGCAAGGTGATTAACCTAGAAGAATATCAACGACGACAAGAACAGCAAGCGGCTAACGGGGGGTACTTATAGTGCTAGAGATTGACGTAATCTCGGACAAGCTCAAAAAGCTTCGTGCGCATTACTACGCTCGCGATACTCGCTA